CCTTCATAGTAATCACATTGAATTTCAAAACCCTTCTGTTCTAATTCAGCAAGAGCTTCTATTGGTGGCGACCAAGCCGTATCACAATCAAAAATAACTTTGTTTTTATCTACACTAATGCGATCTTCAGTGAGGGCTTCAATATTCCATTTAGTTCCCCAATTCTGAACTCGCCAATCCCACCATTTTTGATTGATATCTTCTATGTATTCTTTTTTAGTTATCTCTGGATAAGTAGATTTTACTTTCGTCTTTGAGTAGTCTGGCTCTGGTTTACAATAACCAAAAAACAAACTCTCGTCTGTGTTGTCATTAATTTTTGTTGTTAGTGATTTAACAACTTCATTAATTTTTGAACTGTCCTTGTGTTCGATAGTAATCGAATTACTGCACCAATTAGGCATTTTTATTCTTCCTTTCTTCAAAAAGTTTTTCTCTTAAATCCCAAAAAATGTTATCTAGTTCAGTAATCCCTAAATCATATTTATCTACTAGATTTGAAAAGTCATTCATTGACATTCCTTCTAGTTCATCTGAGATTTGATCTAACACTATTTCTTTTTCTTCCTTCAAATAGTTTTCAGTCCATTGATCTTTCATTCTTCCCCCTCATCTACTGAATCAAAGTCGCTTAGTTTTGGTTTTTTATCTTGAATAAGATATTCGTATTCAGCACAACCTATTTGTTCATAGGCTTCGCTTATGCCTGTCAAAAAGAAGTTTATTTGATCTTTAGATTGAAAACTGTATTGTTCTAACTGTCGATCAGAATCCCCCCATAGTATCCAAACAATGTGTTTTTTATTTTTCATAGTTTAACTCTCTGAAATACCTTGAAATACCTTTAGAAATAAATTCATTTAAAGAAATCATATAATCTATATCTACTTCTATCTCTGATATTTCACCTTTAAGTAATTTTGGAAGCTGATCTCTTTCTTTTGCTTCATTAAAATCTACAAAAAGTTTTTTGTTGTAGTATGTTATTTGCATAATATTACTCCGTATATTCTGTTGTTATATTTTTAATATAGGATTTTATAGGAATAAATCAAGTTCTTAAATAAACTTTTATCCCATAAATACTTGTGCCTGTGCATGAGACTTTCGCTTGTGCTTGTGCCTGTCCTAAATTAATTTAATTTAATTTTCCCGAAAAAAAATTTATTAGTCATAAAATATTACTGCCAGAGCTATTCTCCAGCAGTAATAAAATATTATTTTTTCCCAGCTCTCAGCCCGTAGGCTCAATTTTAATATGTTTAAAAGAATATGATTTATAAAAATCATAATCATCAAATAAATCTAATTGAATTGATGTCATTTTCATAATCCGTTCCTAGTTCCATCAGCATAGCAATAACTGACAATCTTAAAAAATGGATCATCAAAATTTTCTTTAACTTCATTATCAAATTTATCTTTTAAATCTTGAAGTTTATTTTTTGATAATTTTATATTGTTCTTATCAAATAAATTAATATTTGATTTATGATTTATTTTTAATCTTTTTTTAAGACTAAAATAAGGCTCTATCTCTAGAGCATAGGTATATTTTTTCATTTTTTCCTTTTCTACTATCTTATTTTTTCCGTTTTAAGAGCCATACAGATATATTGAAAATATTTCTAGTATGATCTATCACTAGGATTTAACCCATAAAGATAGTCAATAGCCTTATTTAAAAGACTATTGAATATCCTTATTTAAGATATTTTCTTTTTGTATCTATCAACAAGATTATAAATCGGACTCATATCCTCACTATAAAAGCAATCATCAACAAAATCATAAACGGATTGATCCCCTAGGTTTTTGATATCGTGATCAGATAAGAAATCGATTTGATTATTTGATA